CAGTTGAGACAGATGAAGATGATCTTATCGGTGGTTTCCGTTTAGTCAATGGAGATACTGTATGGCACAATGGTCCAGTTATCGAAGCACTTGAGAGAGGTGCTGTCCTTCTCCTTGATGAGATTGACCTAGCATCAAACAAAATTCTTTGCTTACAATCTGTACTAGAAGGTAAAGGTGTATTCCTTAAGAAACTAGGTAGGTATGTAAAACCTGCTAATGGATTCAATGTATTCGCAACTGCTAATACTAAGGGTAAAGGTTCTGACGATGGTAGATTCATCGGTACCAATGTTCTTAACGAAGCATTCCTTGAGAGATTTGCTATCACACTAGAGCAAGAGTATCCAACAGTTACTGTTGAGAATAAGATTCTTACTAAGATCGCTACTGATCTAAAGATCAATGACAAAGACTTTGTATCTCGTCTATGTGATTGGGCACAGGTCATCCGTAAGACATTCAACGATGGAGGTATTGATGAAGTAATCTCTACTCGTAGACTTGTACACATTATGCGTGCATACTCAATCTTCAACAAGAAAGAAGATGCAATCAAGTACAGCATCAACAGATTCGATGATGAGACTAAGCAAGCATTCTTAGAACTCTATGATAAGATAGATGTTGACTTCCAAAAGGAAGACTGATATACTAGGGGGGTATAAACCCCCTTTTATAATGTTCAAGTATGAAGAGGACAAACTCCTCAAAGAAATTTACAAGTACATTGAAAAGACCTATGAAGGTCACTACTCAAATGGACAAGTACAAACTCTTGACATTATAGAATCGGTTGGTGATGCTAAAGCATTCTGTAGAAGTAATATTCTAAAGTATGCTTCTCGTTACGACCGCAAGGGAACAGCAAGGAAGGACATTGTTAAAATCGTTCACTATGCTATACTCTTATTACATTTCTCTGATAAGTCCGACAACAATGACCCAAGTTAAATTAACTAAATCCACATTCAACACACTTAAAAATTTTGCGACGATCAACAAATCTATTGTTATCAATCCTGGTTCTAAAATCCGTACGATCAGTGTTAACAAAAACATATTTGCTTCTGCTGAAGTCGAAGAAGTCTTTCCTACACAAGTCCCCATTTATGACCTCGGTGTATTTCTCTCTGGTCTCTCGATGTTTGAGAACCCTATCTTTGATTTCAGTTCAGACAGTAAGGTTATCATCAAAGATGAATCGGGTGCAGAATCAAACTTCTTCTACAGCGACCCAGAACTCGTAGTACAACCTCCTAAAGATGGAGTTAAACTACCTGACACTAAGACAGTTAAGTTTACTCTTAAACCTAATGTGTTAGATAATCTTCTACGTGCAGCATCAGTTTATGCAGTTCAAGATTTATGTTTATATTCCAAGAATGGTTCTCTTGTATTAACTGTATGTGATAAAAAGAATGAGACATCTAACAGTTATGAAGTGCCAGTAGGAACAACAACTGAAGATGATCTTTGCTATTGTTTTAAAGTAGAGAATCTTAGGTTGCAACCAGAAGAATATAATGTTACAATCTATGATAATAGATGTGCTCTATTCGATGCAGTGAATCGTGATCTGCAATACTTTATCGCTCTTGAACCACAATGAAACTTAAGAAACACGACACTCCAAAACCAACAGAGTCTCCAGAACAACTGTTGGCAAGATTCGAGAAACGTATCAAACAACTCACTGCTAGAAAAGATGAGTTGCAAGGGTGGTTCGATGAGTATTTAAAATTAGAAGAAGATCTTACAAGACTTCAAGGATCAGTTGATGCAGTTACTTACATAGTAACTGGTAAACTTCCTGGAGACGGAAACCACGGTGGTATGAAAGACCACAAACCTGTAAAGCACGGTAAACTAGACGCACTCGACTAGATGAAAGAATTTGATTATGGACTCGATTATAAGTCTCTTGACTTTACAGACGAGGAAACTCGTGAACTTTATCGTATTGGAAGGGGAGAGCAAGGAGTTCTACTGGTTCGCCCTTATACTAACGACATATGTGCTCATTGGAGATTCAAAACTCCTGATGAAGCAGTAACATCATCCAATAAAATTTACTCGATGTATCTCGATTACAGAGATGAAGAGGATTTTATTGGTATGGATATGTGTAGAAAATTTTTGGAGATGGGTTTTACTAGATCAAGACGTTATGCTAATCATAAAGATGGCAACAAATATGATGAGAATAAGAATGTCAAACCTCAAGAACCAGATCATCTGACTAATAAGTATGCTAAGTCGGCACAAATATTTAAAAAGATTAGAGATATTGTTGCGAAATGCGACACCTATGTTAGGATGAGAAAAGAATGGAGATCTAAAGAATGAATATTTTTGTCACAGATCCTGACCCTGTAAAGTCAGCACAAGTATTACCTGACAAACACATTGTTAAGATGCCACTAGAAACTTGTCAAATGCTTTCTATTGTTGCATCAGAAAAGTGGGGTCACGGTTTCGGTGTTCTACCTAAACTAAATGGTGAACCTTATAAAACAGATAAGGGTGCATTTCGTAATCATCCTTGTACAGTATGGTCACAGATTAATTTTCGTTGGTTAATAGAACACGGTCTTGCTTTATGTGCAGAGTACACTCATCGTTATAATAAGACACATAGTTGTCAATATACTATTGAGTGTGCTGATAATCTATTTCCAAAAGCATATACTAAACCCACGCATTTTGTTAGAGCAATGTATGATGAGTTTAAGTACGATAATACTATCGATACTTTTACAGCATATAAAAGATATATTGCATCTAAACCTTGGGTATGCGATAATTATCTTCGTAGACCAGAACGCAAACCTTCTTGGATTTCATAATGAGTAATTTTTTATGGGTTGAAAAATACAGACCCAAAACTATTGATGAGTGTATTCTTCCAGAAAATATAAAAGATGTTTTAAATAAGTTTGTAGAGAAAGGAGAACTACCTAATCTATTACTATCAGGTCCTCCTGGGATTGGAAAGACCACTGTTGCTAAAGCAATGTGTGAACAGATTGGTGCAGACTATTATGTAATCAATGGATCTGATGAAGGTAGATTCTTAGATACTGTTAGAAACAATGCAAAGAATTTTGCATCTACTATGTCTCTAGCATCTTCTGCAAAACATAAAGTAATTATTATAGATGAAGCAGATAATACTACTCACGATGTTCAACTTTTACTTAGAGCATCTATAGAAGAGTTTAGTAGTAACTGTAGATTTATTTTTACTTGTAACTATAAGAATAAAATTATAGAACCATTACATTCAAGATGTAGTGTAATTGATTTCTCAATCACAGGTAAAGAGAAAGCAACTATAGCAGCAGGATTTTTTACTAGCATAAAAACTATACTAGATAAAGAGCACGTAGGTTATGAACCTAAAGTTGTTGCTGCTTTAGTACAGAAATATTTTCCTGACTTTAGAAGAACACTTAATGAAATACAAAGATATTCTTCTGTTGGACAAATTGATACAGGTGTTCTTGCTGTACAGCAATCAACTAATCTAAATGATCTAGTATCTTATTTAAAAACAAAAGAGTTTACTAAGATGCGTAAGTGGGTTGTATCTAACTTAGATAACGATCCTAATTCTATTATGAGAACTATCTATGATTCTCTGTATGATCATTTACAACCACAAAGTATTCCACAGGCAGTTTTAATTATTGCTGACTATCAATACAAAACTGCATTTGTTGCAGATCAAGAGATTAACTTAGTTGCGTTCCTAACTGAAATGATGATGCAATGTCAATACAAGTAGGATATATTCCAAGAGACATATCAGATTTTATGTATGAGGTCTTGTGCAGAGATAATACCTTTCCGTGGTTTTATCAAGAGCAGACCTCATTTTATAATGGCACTGCTGAAGTATTGCAGTTAGATGGTTATGAAGAACATCCATACTTTGCACACACTATTGTTACTGACAATCAGATAAAGTCAAACGCATATGATATTGTGTTTGATAAATTTTGGAAGTGGATGGTAAAAAATGTTGACGGAGATTTTGGTGAGTTAATTCGTGTACGTGCAGCAAAGACTATGAAGAATAAAGTGCCACCTACACAACCACACGTTGACGCACCGTTTGGACATTGGGTTATGATTTACTATTGTGATAATAGCGATGGTCCAACTACAATATATAAAGAAAGGTATGGTGAAAATCCAGAGAACGTTAGACCTAAACAATACATAGATCCTGAGAAAGGAAAGTATGTAATTTTTGATGGTCGTATGTATCACTCTGGTAATGCACCTAGAAAACATTCTTCAAGAACTATCTTGAATATCAATTATTATGGACACACACGAATTCTTCCCAGTTAAGTTTTATTCATTTGATAATAAAGATTTAGTAGAACCTACTTTACAGACCCTTATGGAATGTGAACGTGGGTTATTTAATATTCCTAATACTGTAGAGACTACTAAGGGTGATTTATTTGAGAGAGAAGAATTTAAGGATATACATAAATGGTTTGAACAATGTTTAAATGATATAAAAACTGAAGAACAATTACAGTTTGAGGGTGACTTCAAGGTTTGTATGTCTTGGGGAAATGTAAGTGGACCTGATAGTGGTGGTTGCCATCAAGCACACAGACATCCGTTTTCATACCTGTCTGGTATCTATTACCTCACAGAGGGGTCTCCTACGGTCTTCCAGGACCCTCTGACACCACGTACGATGAATCAGTTAGAAATCATTAGTGGAACATATGAGAATGCTGTAGCGATAGAACCAACTGTAGGTCAACTATTGATCTGGCCAAGTTGGATGATTCATTGGTCTGTACCACATCACGGTCCAGAACCACGTGCTGTTATTGCTTGGAATGCTCTACCTGATGGTGGTATTAACTCTGGTCCTTATGGACAGAATATGGT